ATACTGATCCAAATTCGAATGGTGGTGATGGTAATGTTCTTCACCTTCACGGTGGAAGTAGTAGAACAGACTCGGAGATCTTACACATTGATAGTACTGGTGTAGGTGATATATTTGATATTCGTGGTGATGGTCTTACACGAGTTTATAAACAACTACAATTAGAGCACTCATCTAATGTTGCAAAGATTATATTTAATGAATATGGGGCTAATGACATCAAGGCACAAATTGAAATGGACCAGGTGTCTGGTTCTTCTGGTCAACTGATATTCCGCACCCAGAATAGTGGAACGTTAGCAGAAAGACTTCGTATAACTTCTGATGGTAAATTACTCCTGGGCACGACGACTGAAGGATATGACTCTGCCGACAATTTTACTATTGCAGATACTGGTAACTGCGGTCTTACAATTCGATCAGCTACTAATGGATTAGGGACTATTGCTTTTAGTGATGCAACTAGTGGAACTGCAGAGTATAGTGGATTTATTCAATATAACCAATCCAATCGGCATTTAATTTTTGGCACTGAAAGCGACGAACATGTTCGTATTGATAACAATGGTCATTTAGAGGTTGATTATGATTCATCTAATAATGCAAGAGTTCAATTTGGATTTACTTCAGGTGTATGGATCACTGGAAACTCAAGCAATGGGCACCAGGAATTTTATACAAATTCTGCTGTAAGAATTAGAAGTTTATACAACGGTCAGGGGACTTCATTCGAGAACCAAGGCAAAGTCTATCCTGGCACTGATAACGCGACAGATCTTGGAATGGGATCTAATCGATACGATGATGTCTATGCAACTAACGGAACAATTCAAACGTCTGACTCACGCCTCAAGCACGAAGTTCAAACTTCTGTCTTAGGAATAGATTTTGTCAAGGCATTGCGACCTGTTTCCTATAAATGGATAGAGGGTAAAAAAGTTCCCATTGTTGACGGCACAGACGAAAACGGCGACAACATTTACAGATCTGATGCTGACGGTAATTGGGTTTATAATTCAAGAGCTGGTGCGCGGAGACACTGGGGTTTTATCGCTCAAGAGGTCAAGCAGGCTGTAGATAATGCTGGTGTTGATTTTGCTGGTTGGTCTCTTGCTGACAAGGATGATCCAGACAGCAGGCAATCTTTGCGTTATGAAGAGTTCATCGCTCCTCTAACAAAAGCGTTGCAAGAGGCAATTGCTAAGATTGAAACTCTTGAAACACAGAACGCTGATTTGTTAGCGCGTGTGACCGCCCTTGAAGGTTCATAAATAGTCAAAAAAGTATAGATAATGGCGGCACTAAACTTTCCAAATAGTCCTTCCTTAAACGATTTTTTTGTTGCGAATGGTCGTAGATGGCAGTGGAATGGATCTGCTTGGCAAAGAATACCTGACCCTGGAGCACAAGGCGTGCAAGGTGCTCAGGGTGCACAAGGTGCTCAGGGTCGTCAAGGTGCTACGGGTGCTGATTCAAATGTAGCAGGTCCTCAAGGTGCTCAGGGACATCAAGGTGTTCAGGGTGCCACTGGTGCTCAAGGAAGTCAGGGTGTTCAAGGTGCTACTGGAGCAACAGGACCAACAGGTCCTACAGGACCTCAAGGTAATCAGGGTGTTCAGGGTGCTCAGGGCGTTCAGGGATCGCAAGGTGCCTCTGGTGCAACTGTAGGTGGTTCTGCCAATCAAGTTGTATTCAAGAACTCATCTAATGTAACTTCTGGTTCTGCTAATCTTACTTTTGATGGCACTAACCTAACTGTTGGTGGTAATGTTTCCGTTGGAGGAACTCTGACTTATGAGGATGTAACCAACGTTGATTCTCTTGGAGTTGGTACATTCAGAAACGGTATTATTGTTAATACTGGAACAGCAACCACAGCACTTCTTGTAAACGGCGATGCCAGAATTACGGGCATTCTCACTGTCGGCACCTCTTCGCTAACTCTTGATGGTGATAATAATGTCGTCAATGTTGGTACAGCATTAACATTAGGTCACACTCAAGGATTACAATTTCACACTCAAGCACTGCATGTTGATGGTTTAGAAATTAATAATATCAATGCTTCTGGTATTATTACTGCTGCTCAATTCTCTGCATCAGATGGTTTCAATCTTGGTATTAGTTCTGCCGGAACCAGTATTACTGATGGTCCAGTAAAAAGATTAAACTTCATAGGAACTGGAAATACTTTCTTATATAATGCTTCTACCGATATTATTGACATCAGTATTGCTGGTGGTGGCGGTGGAGCAACCGTTACCGTTTCTGATGATGCCCCATCAAGTCCTTCTGATGGCGATCTTTGGTTTGAGAGTGATTCTGCAGACCTGAAAGTTTACTATAATGATGGTGATAGTGCTCAGTGGGTTTCTGCTAGTGGTGGTGATAGTGCAGTCATTACATCTACAAGTGCTCCATCTAACGCACAAGATGGTGACTTATGGTACGATTCTGAGAATGGAAACCTGTTTGTTTACTATGATGACGGTGATGGTGCCGCACAATGGGTAGCTGCTAACAATGCAGGTCCTCAAGGTGCCCAAGGTGTTCAGGGTGCTACTGGTGCAGATTCAAATGTAACAGGTCCTCAAGGTGCTCAAGGTCACCAAGGAGTTCAAGGAGCTCAAGGTCGTCAAGGTGCTCAAGGTCATCAAGGTGTTCAAGGTGCTCAAGGTCACCAAGGAGTTCAGGGTGCTACTGGTGCAGATTCAAATGTAGTAGGTCCTCAAGGTGTTCAGGGTGCCACCGGTCCTACTGGTCCTCAAGGTGTTCAAGGTGCTTCAGGTTCTGGTGGTGCTACAGGTTCTACAGGACCTCAAGGTGCTCAGGGCGTTCAAGGAGCACAAGGTGTACAAGGTGCTCAAGGACATCAGGGTGTTCAGGGCGCTCAAGGTCGTCAGGGTTCTACTGGTGCCACTGGTAACCAAGGTGTTCAAGGTGCTGATGGAAACTTCGGTGGTGCTACATTTGATTATACCTTCAGTCAAAGCACAATAGATGGTGAGCCAGGTCAGGGGTTTTTAAGATTCAATAACAGCAATCTGTCCTCAGCGACAGTAATGTATATTGATGATGAAGATGATGGTGGTAATGATATTCAAGCATTCTTAAGAACCATTGACGATAGCACTTCTACTGTCAAGGGACACGTTAGAGTTTCAAATAGACTTAATTCTGCAGACTATGCTCTGTTCACAATTAGTGGAACTAATACGGAGGCATCCGCTTATCATAAAATAAACGTATCATACGTTTCTGGTGCCACTTCTTTCAGCAATAGCGAGGATATAGTTGTAACCTTTGCTAGAACAGGAACTAAGGGTGATACTGGAGCACAAGGTGTACAAGGTGCTCAGGGTGTCCAAGGTGCTCAAGGACATCAGGGTGTCCAGGGTGCTACGGGTGCGGGTGGTTCAACAGGTGCTACTGGTCCTCAAGGTGCACAGGGAGTTCAAGGTGCTACTGGACCTACTGGACCTACCGGTCCTACGGGACCTCAAGGCGTTCAAGGTGCCACAGGTTCTACAGGTCCAACAGGACCTACTGGACCTACAGGTCCTCAAGGTAACCAAGGTCGTCAGGGTGCCACAGGTTCTACTGGTGGAACAGGTCCTACAGGTCCTCAAGGTGTTCAGGGTGCCACAGGTTCTACTGGTGGAACAGGTCCTACTGGTCCTACTGGTCCAACCGGTCCTACTGGTCCAACCGGTCCAACCGGTCCAGGAGGTCCAAACACAATTAATGATTATGTAGTCCATAACGGAGATACAAATACATATTTTGGATTCCCCAGTAATGATACCTTTATAGTTAGGACCTCTGGAGCAGAAAGATTTCGTATAACTTCCAATGGTGATATTGGAATTAATAATGTTACTCCACATAATAGTTTTCCTAATGGTAAGGCGATTGCAATTGGAGATGGTGACACTGGCATCCGTCAAAACGGTGACGGTATTTTGGAATTGTGGGCCAATAATCAGCAGTGCTTTAGGATCCGCACTACCGGGAACCTTTCTTATAAAACCTTATCTCCAAGTTCAAATAACTCTCTGGACTTAGGAACTTCCTCACTACGCTGGCGAAATCTTTATATTAATGACCTTCAACTATCAAATGAATCAAGGAAAGATGAGGGCGGAAATGATGTAGATGGAACCTGGGGCGATTATACAATTCAAGAGGGTGAATCCAACCTGTACTTGATAAATAATCGTAACGGTAAGAAATACAAATTCAATCTTACGGAGGTTGATTAATGAGTATTAACTTTGGTGACGGTAGTTCTACACAACAATATGGTGGTGCAGGATCTAGTGGTCAGAATTGGACGACTGTCAGTAGATCAAACAACACATGGTATCAAAATACCACTGGTAGACCCATTATGTTATCAGTTGGTATGTTTACCAACAAAACACTTCGTGTTGGATCTGCAACTAATAATTATACTACTGTAATTACTATTGGTGGTGACCCTTCTGAAGCGATGAATGAGCCAATTGTTCCGGTTAATCATTATTACTGGACCAATGGTTATAGAACTTGGACGGAGATGCGATAATGAGTATTAACTTTGGAGATGGTGGGCGGACACAAGACTACGCTGGCGTAGCATCGGCAGGTCAGTATTGGCGGTCTACTAGTAGAAATGCTAATACTTGGTATCAAAATACTCAAGGTCATCCCATTCAAATAGGAGTTGGGTTATTAAGAAACTCATCTGTATATGTTGGATCATCAACCTCCAATTATGTTACAGTGGTCTCTAATGGTGGAGATCATTCCGAAGAAATGAACTGTCCGATCGTCCCCGTCAATTATTATTGGCGTTTCACTAGTAAAAGAACTTATGCGGAGTTTTATTAATGAGTATAAATTTTAGTGGTGGTCATGTACAACAATATGGAGATGTTGGATCTTGTGGTCAGACTTGGCAGACACCCAGCAGATCAAACAACACATGGTATCAAAATACAACTGGTAGACCAATTCAATTAGGTATTGGTATTAATAAAGAAAGATGGCTTCAAATTGGATCATCAACTTCTAATTACGTTCAAGTGGTTGGCACTGGTGGTGACCCTTCCGAAGCATTGAATGGTTGTTTCGTACCTGTCAATCATTATTATAGAACAAATGGTAAAAGAACTTGGTCTGAATTTCGTTAACTAAGGAGGTAAAAAATGGCGAATCATGGTTTTTGGCACCCTACTCTTGGATACTGGGAAACTATAAGTGATCCAAGTGATGAGATAAAGGCAGCATATGAAGAAGGAACTATTGAAGTTCCTGTTAGACCCACTGAAATCAGTACATGGAATACTGAAACTAATGCTTGGAATGAACCACCTGTTGAAGAATTAGATGCATTAAAGGCGAGGGACATTAGAGATCTACGAAATTATTACTTGGACACACGAGTTGACAGAGTTGTATCCAATCCGTTGAGATGGGGAAGTATGAGTGCAGAACAACAAGAAGTATACACGACATACCGACAAGCATTACTAGACATATCAACTCAAGTGGGATTTCCAACTAGTGTTGTTTGGCCTACACCACCTTCATAAATACTCAAAAAAGTGTAGATAATGGCAGCACTAAATTTTCCTGCAAGTCCTAGTAATGGTGATACTTATTCAGCGAATGGATTAACATTCACTTTTAATGGCACTGCCTGGACAAGAGGTGGTGATCCCGGAGCGCAGGGTTCTCAAGGTGTCCAGGGTGCTACTGGTGCCACCGGTCCTACTGGTCCTCAAGGTAATCAAGGGGTTCAAGGTGCCACTGGACCTACAGGTCCTACAGGATCTCAAGGTGTTCAGGGAGCACAGGGTGTTCAGGGTGCCCAAGGTGTTCAGGGTGCTACGGGTTCTGGTGGTGCTACAGGTGGCACAGGTCCTACAGGACCACAAGGTGCTGATGGAAACTTCGGTGGGGCTACTTTTGACTATACATTTAGCACTACGACGACTGATAGTGATCCAGGAACTGGAACTATAAGATTTAGTGAGTCAACATTTTCGGGAGCATTGACTCTCTTTATTGATGACACGGATGATAATGGAACAGATATTCAAACATACTTAAGAACTATTGATGACTCAACCTCTTCAATTAAGGGTCATTATAGGGTTTCTAACCGTCTTAATGCGGACGACTTCGCACTATTTACTATCACCGGATCAATAACTGAAGCGACGGGATATTTCAAAGTTCCTTCTTCTTATATCTCTGGTTCTACATCATTTAGTAATAGCGAAGATGTCATTGTAACGTTTGCTAGAACTGGTGACAAAGGTGACACTGGAGCACAGGGTGTTCAGGGAGCTCAAGGTGTCCAAGGTGCTACAGGTTCAACAGGACCTACTGGACCTACTGGACCCACTGGTCCTCAAGGAAATCAGGGGGTTCAAGGTGCTACAGGACCAACAGGACCTCAAGGTGTCCAGGGTGCATCGGGTTCTGCGACGATATCAAATAATGCAACCGATAGAGTCATCACTGGTGGTAGTGGAAGTAATTTAAATGGTGAAGCAAACTTAACTTTTAATGGAACTCAGTTAAAAGTTAATGCCTCAACAGATTCAATGATTAGACTGGAAAGTCAGGAGTCTGGTAATAAGAGATTAGATTTATTCATAGATGGCGGACAAGCAGTCGGCACCATCGCAGCAGATCAATCCGCTTCACAACTTGCATTTAGAACCAATGGTTCTGAAAGATTTCGTATAGATGCAAGTGGTCGATTAAAAATTGGATCAATTTCAGATTACAGTAATAATGTAACAAATTGTCCACTATACATGGCTATGCAGACGGACATAACTGGTATCGGAGACGATGAAGGAGGTGCCACTGCTGGATTATTAAGGATTGAAGAAACTGGTTCAAATAATGGCAGACTTCATGGAATTGAATTAAGAAACACAAATTCTGGTGATATTAGATTATTCAATGAGGATCAATCTACTTCTGACAGGGGTGATCTCCTTATTGTAATGCCTGATGAAGAAGCCAGTGACGGAACTCATCTGAAGATGAGATTGAATTCCATGCAGAGTTCAATTCAGATTTCTGGTAAAGGTGGTGCTGTTGCTGGAAATACTGATGTAGCTCACACTGATATCTATCTTGCAACCAAGACTGGAGTAACTGCCGTAGGTACAGGAGCAGGAGGTGAAGTCGCTGGTCTTATTAGATTTGAAGACATAGGATCTAATAATAGCAGATATCATGGAATTGAATTAAGAAACACAAATTCTGGTGATGTTAGAATTCTGAATTTAGATGAGGCAACATCAAATAAAGCATCTTTGGTATTTGCCACCGATAATGGAAGTACTGTTACGGAGGTAATGCGATTAAATTCTGCTGGTGTAGTAAAAATTGGTTCCAATACACTTGTATCACCTAATGCAAATGCCGATAACCTTGTTATTGATACTGGTAATGTAGATAGTGGTATTTCAATTTTATCTGCAACAACTGGTAGAATATATTTTGGTGATGCCGCTGACAATGATGTAGGTAGTATCAGATATGTGCATACTGATAATAGTATGCGATTTGAAGCAGATGGTGGAGAAAAACTTCGTATAAATTCTGGAGCAGAGTTGGTTCAAACATCTAATACGAATAGCACTAATAGTTGGTATAGTCTCAACAGCAATAACACTGTCAAAGTTACCAATGGTGATAATGACATTTACATTGAGAGAACTGGTGGATCTGCTGGTTACGATCAACTAGTTTATAAAAAAACTCCAATGACTGATAATTGTGATATTTCCTTTAGATTATCAGGAAGTCAACCAACAGGAACTTGGCGTCACATTGGTATTACTATTTGTGGTGATGGAGGTAGTGATTTTGCAGATATGGATCGTCTTGTATTCAGACAGCAAGGTTCTACAGGTGGTAGTGATAATAGAATAAGGGTTGATAAAGCTGGTGGTGGAACTACAGCAGATGTGACAAGTGCAAGTATTCCATCTTTCTTTGACGGTACTGAAAGGAATGTTCTTATCCAGATAAGAGCTAATATTATTCACGTTCTTTCTGATAATGTGTTAGTATTTTCTGAGGAGATGAATGCTGATTTGCATAGTATAACTGGTTTCTTTGGGATTGGCATTTATGAAACAAGTGGAAATATACGTCTTAGAAATTTCCAACTTACAAATTACGGAGCAATTGGAGTTCCACAGAAGCGACCATGCCTACAGACTAATATGAGTAGCACATATGGTAGTAGTGGTTCACTAACAACTAATACTGCTAACACAGGCATTCTTCAGGCAAATGCTTATATTGATTTGTGTGGTAATTACACAACTTCTGGATCTAATGCATATACTTTTGAGTGTCCAGTTGATGGAATATATGCAGTTAATGCTCATATTTCTATGGGTGGTGGTGGTTACGGTAGAACTATAT